AACATTGCATACTGTAGTCCAGAAAGATAAGGCGGGTCTGAATAATAATCCTTTCCGGGACTGTATGGCTTTATTTCTAGTATTTCGGTTTTAACCGCTTCAGCCCCATGTCCGAAAGCTGCATACGCCTTAGGCTTTACTTCGTTAGTGTCTTCCCAATTTGGTGACAGATAATATTTTTTTACAACCCCATCTTTCTTTTTTGCGGGAGCTACCATCTTTCTTTCTAAATGCTCTGCCTTAGAAACCTTCCTTTTTTTACCACTTCCATACCTAACTTGGATAACTGAGCTACCAAACAACGCATAGTCAAAAACAATTTTCCTAACCTCTTTAGGAGACATTATGCTTAATATATCTAAGAGATGTTTTGGGTTAGCTTCGGAATTTATTATCGAAAGCCCCTTCCCGAGTATTCTGTCAGCATACGCATTGATTATCGCTGAATTTGTAGGACTTCCATTATACCTATTTACAATATAATCCCAAAAAGAGTTTTCTTCACCATTTAAAACCCAGTCATGAGAGTCACTTTCTATAATCTCAGGCTTAACATAGTTGCTAAGTTCTAAATATATCGGCTCTCTTGTTTTTTTGTTTTCTTCCATTTTTCAATAAATTATGCCACAGCCCATGTTTCGACACCCGCATTTACTACTCTTTTATAAAGGATTCCATCTGCTCCTTCTGTTATCTCAGCTCTAAGTGTTTGCGGTGTCCATCCTAAAGATAGTGTTTCATCATCATCGTTAATAATTGATGTTGTAGTTGTTCCATTTTGGCTTCTAAGGGTGGGTGTTAAGCCAGGGGTTCCATTTTGTACAACTACTGTAATAGGGACATCAGCAATTATTACCCCAGCATTTAACTGCCCGACGAGGGTTATTGCGCCACTTACTGAATCATTAGCAACCAAGCCCGCGGACGGGTGATTCTGGTCTGCTTTACTTGATACAGTCACACCGTTTCTATTCAAAGGCACTGTGTACGCTAAATCTAAAGAATTGGTCGCACTGTTCCATTCAAAAATTCTAGCTTCACCTTCGTATGGTGACGCAATTGCTACGCCTGAATTTCCACCGTCGCCTGTATCTGCAATAAACAAAGGCTGTGCTACCACTTGACTCATTGCACTGGTAGGCATTAATGGTGAAGCCTCTAAACCTGCTGAATCCGCGCCTGAATAAGCAGATATAAGTCCTGTTGCCAAAACTCTGGTTGCTCCATTTGGTTCGTAATCCGCGTCATTTGCTCCTGTTCCAATAGGAGGCGCAGCATCAAAGTCAATTGCAGAACCAGGTGAAACGCCTAAACCATTGTTTAAGCTACCTTGTGCGTTGTCTCTCGTATACCAATCAACGACAGTGTTAGAAAAAGGTGCTGAAACAAAACCTGACCGTGGCCATGTTATCCCGTCATTTGTTAGAGGCATAACTAATCTTGAATCAAAATAACCGTTGGCTCCAGTTGTTCCGTCTGGATGGCTCATTGCAGCATGAATACAAGCCATAACTGGATTTGTTGCGTTAATTACATATTCAGTGTTTCCATCAGTTTCTAATGTGTAATGTTCCCAAGGTGATAAATCAATGCTTGTCTGATCTCTAACAACCACCCCAGTTCCAAAAGTTAATTCTATAGTTGAGGCTAGCGGCCCATTTACAACATGAATGAAACCTCGATCATTAGCTTGCTGACCAAATTCGTTTGAATCTCTGAACGCAAAAACAAAAGTACTCGTGAAACTTAAACCAAAAGACAAAAGCGGCATTGGTGATTCGTTTGCGCCATCTAACTGCTCGCTAAAACCATAAAAACCCTGTGTCGATGTTATTATTGCACCGTTTTGCAACCCTGTGAAACAAATAGGCTCACCTAAAGACATGAACTCTCTATATAAGACATTGCCAGAGTTAAAGTCGGTACCATTGGCGTAAACCTCAATTACGTTTCCATCACCTAACGAAACACCTTGTACCTTACCTGTGTTGGTAAAACCAACCGCCAAGACAGTCAAAGCAGGCTGTCCTGCATTGGCAAGAAGAGATTGCTCTAATCCTAAAGTAGCCCCAGCTGCTACATCACCACTTTTCGCTAGTTTTGCAATGCTAGACGCAGTTAATGTACCCGGAATACCAGCCCTTTCTGCATATATTATATCTCCATCTTGTGCGTTCATTTATGGAAGCAGGTCTAATTGAGTTATATTAAAAGTCACTTCTTGATTGCTTGCATTTACCACAACAGGATTAGCTGCCGAAGTTAATCCCGCAGATGCGGCAGGGTGTGAATCATTAAACATTTGAGGTGTAGCAAGACCGGCGTTTGTTCCGTCAACCGAAGGGATAGTCGCGTTTGTTCCAGTATCACTTTCTATTGTTGCGCTAACGGCGTTTCTGGTTATGGATAAATTGGTTGCCGAAGTAACCGACACATCCATACTTTCTTGCTCTTGTATTTTGAGAAATACATTAGGAGAAACAGAAACAACCCTGTAAATAGCCCATCCAGAGTCTACGTCAGCTTCTGAAGAAGCATCGGTTACAAAAACCCTGTCCCCCGCTTTTAAGTCTGGCAACGCATCTCTTTCGGCTATATCAGCTACGGTATGATCTCTTACAGCCCCTACAAAATCAGCGAATTCATCAGCCGACATTTTGTATTGAACTCCTCCTCTTTCTACTATAAATAAATCAGTGTTTTGTAATGCCATATTGTTTTATTTTTTATTAAGGTAATTCTTCTAAATCTTCAAATATAGGATGCTCTTCATGCTCCTCTTGTTCTTGCATTCTGGTTTGTAAGTCCGCAATAGCCGCGCTTCCTTCCGGTGGGTTAGTTACATTTGTAGGAACTCCACCCTGAAGGGTCGCTTGTGGAATTGCAGTTGACAATAATTCTGGATGAAGCTTGTATCTGTCAGGCTGTTGACTTGTGCAATAACCCTTTCCCCTCCATAGAATATTGTTATTAATCCCATAAGCAATAAACTGATATTGTCTGTCTTCTTTAAATGGGTGCTCAACACCAAGCGTTAAAAAGCCATCTTCAAATATCCCATTATGATTGTAATTGTCCCATTCGTCCTTCCCTTCCTCTCTAATGGAAAAAATAACAGTTGTTTCCTTTAGTCTTGGTCTAAAAAGGATATTTTGAACTTGATCGCTTGGAAATACAGCCTTCATACTTTAATAACGCAAAGTGTAAATATTATTAAAAAACAAAGCCCGTCGAATGACAGGCTTTAATTCTCTATGTTTTGATTGTTAAGGGTTTATAACTGAAGCACTAACCAAAGCCTCTATTGCCGTAACAGTAGCAGCATCTAATATTGGTGCAACGCTTCCTTCTTTTGCTGAGAACGTTAAATCATAACCATTGAAGTCTTCTCTAGCATTCCCAGTACCAATATTTGAATTGGTTAAATCAAGTCCCTCTTCATGCCCGACTAAATGATAATTTCCTGCTCTATCAACCACAACAGCTATCGGTCTTCCCTTGGCCATTATAGTTACCTCCTGACTTGTGCCAGGGTCTAATTTCTTAAGCCTCATGTTCAACGTCTCCGTGTTAACGATTGTTCCGTTGTCTCTTGAGCTTACTATATTCTGAGTTAAATTGTTGTTTTGATCACTTCTTAAAGGATATTCAAAAACTTCTGTAACCCCCGCTGCTATTCCGGTAACTACTCCATTTAATATTGTGAAAGCATTTTCCACGTAATCTAAAAAGAGAGCTTTTTTTACTCCGCCCTGTATTTCTTTACAAGGTTCGCTTCTTCCTGTTGTTAAATCACAAGCCATATTATTTTAAATTAAAAAAGGGGTTCAGGGTAAGTCCCCAAACCCCCCTTTGGGTTATAAATATTTTGAACTTAGGCTGATGCAATAGCATTATAATAAACGATGTCCTCGCTATTATAATACTGGCAACCTCCGTTAAATACCATTTTCATTCTAACGTTGCCATCAAGTAGCAACTCATCCATATCCTTGTAAGCAAGTCTATTGTGATCAGCTTGAAGCCCAGTTCCAAAAAGAAGATTCTTTTTCTCATAGATAACGATTTTGTTCGCACTCAAACCGTTAATTTCTTCAATCATATACTTACCAAAACCAACTCTCTTAGGAGTAGTTGTTCCGTTCCATGCAATTCCCTGAGAAACTAAAAAGAACCAGTAAGCTTGGTATACGTCAGGAGAAACCCCAACAACCAGACCTTTTCTTCTCAACGCAACAGGAACAGCACCTAAGGCTGTTTTTAAGTGGGCTTCAACAGTGTCTTCAGATAAAGCTGCTATACCATTCGGTACCGCTGGCTTTATAATATCACTGTCAGCTGCAAACAAAGTCTCAAATCCATCCCATTCGTTAGAATTAGTTGAATTGTCTCCTTGCCATATCATGTCTTCTACAGCTTCAGCGTTCTCAGCTAAAACCTCAGCCATAATAGCGTCCTTAATTTTTTTCGCAAGCTGCACATTTGATGCGCTGGCTCCGAATCCATCTTCATCCCAAGTGGCTCTAAAGTCCTCCTTACAGATTTCAATGTCGTTCTTAAGCTTTACAGGCTGTAAAACTCTTTCGCTTAGAGTAACAGTTCCAGCAGGGTTAAATCCACAAGAATAAGCAACTCGTCCATCAGTATAGGCAATCTTCCTCATGTTAAGCTTGAAGTTAACATTTGGCGCCATCATGATAAGACTTCTTCGCAAAGTGTCTGATTCTTTATAGGAGGCCCCTATAATAGCCCCAGCAACTTTTCCTTCGTAATTTGATGATACATTTGTTGTTGTCGGCATCTTAATTTAATTTAGAAAGTTCAGCCAAGATTCTGCCGTGTGCCGTCTCGGCAACTTTAGCATCTTGGTTTAATTCGATTTTGTCCTTTGTGATTTTTTCATCAGCAGGAATTTTTTCAAGCTTAGCCTCAAGCTCTTCATTTTTGCTCTTTTCAGTAGCTAACTTCAGGTTGAACGCAGCTTCCATTTGGGAAAACTTACCTTCCCATTTCTTGTCCATAGCAGACAAAGTACCTGCCATTTGACTCATTAACTCAGCTACCATTTCACCCTCTTTCTTAGGCTCTTCAACCTTAGCTTTAGGCTCTTCAGCAACTAAAGAGTTTTCGTCAACGTGGAGCTTTTCACCACTTTCTAGCTCAAAAGTTCCTTTCGGAAGCTTAAACTTTTCTTTCTTGTCAGAGCTAAGTCCAAAAATTGGCTTACCAATTTCAGGCTTATCGCCTTCAAACTCAACCTCCGCACCGTCCTTAAGCTTTAATCGCTTCATTTCAACGGGAGAAAGATTCATTTTCTTCATCAAAGCATCGAAGCCCTCGGCTATCTGCTCTGGAATAGTTTTTTTCTCTTTGTCTTTTTCCATGTTTAAATTATTAGTATCAAGTTCTTTAAGCCCGAAATACGCCTCTATACTAAAGCCGTTTAACTTGCCTTCTTTGGCTTTTTTCCAAGTGTCATCATTCTCTACCTTCATCATAACAACCCATGTTCCCTTTTCGTACTTCTTTCCGAAGAGATTCGATTTATCATTTTCTGGGTCTTCAACAATCCAAGACTCAACCGCTGTACATCCATCTATTTTAAATTGATGGTTCTCACTTGAGTTATTTTGATATCCGTTTTTAAAGAAGTCATGAGCTAATTTTGATATAGTGTCCTCTTTGAACATTACATAAAACTCTTTGTCCTTTACTTTACGGTAAATTCTTTTGTTTGGAATAAGTGCAGCTCCTAGCAATATCTTTCTTTCTTCATCAACCGCACTAAACTGAATCTCTTTAGGGTGTTCGCTTAAGGTCATCCACATGTCTTCCATTGCTGGGTCTTCAACGCATCCAAGAGCGTAAACTCCTGCGTCTTTTCCCGGTTCGTATACAATTTCAAACAACTTCATGCCCTTAAAACGAAAACAGGAATGTATGTTTAAAAAATGAAGATGTAATTATTTGATTTTCAACCTATATACTCGTGGACTCAACCTTATTTCTTCTGGCTTCAGCTGCCGTCCTAACGGCCCCCTCCGTTACAAAGACCTCTTGAACTTCTGAATTTCTTCCTAGTAACGCAGAGTTTATTTGATTCTCGGCCGTAGAATCTACTATGTTAAATGCTGGTGGTGTTGTTGAGCTTGCCCCTCCGCCACCGACAGAGAAATCTGAACCTCCGCCACCACTACCTCCTAATTGGCTAATAGCTTTTCCAGCAGCAGCAGCACCGGTAGCTATACTTAGTCCCGCAGAAATAGTATTTATCGTCACCCACGGTTGCCCTCCTGTAAGGGGTGATACCGCCACGGCTTTTGCATTTGCAAGCCCAGTCGCAGATATTATTTGAGCAGCTGAAGCTATTTGCTGAGTAACTATGCTGGCTACGGCTAACGCCTTGTTTTCTTCTCCAAATGCAGCTAGAAACTGACTAAACTGAGTCAACAATCCCGCCTCAGCTTGCAATAGTTCGTCTTTTGCCTCAAGCTCAAGTACCCGGAATTTTTGTCTATTCTCGGCAGACATCCTTTCTTGAACTGTTCTCTTTGCGTCTTGGGCAAGTATTGAGTTTACAAACTCCTCACTTGACTTTAGGGAAGCATCTTGAAGTTGCTGCTGTATATCAAACCTTTCTTCTTCGATTTTCTTATAAGCCTCAAGCATCGCCTCAGCCCTCTCAAAATCGCGCGTCAGAGAGTCTTCTACGTTAGCAATGTCAGCCCTGTCGGTATTTGGGTTTGTTATATCCCTTCTAGTTGATTCAAAATTCAACAACTGTTGCTCTACTTGAAGTAATCTTAACTCAGCATTATTAAGTTCAATCTCAATCTCATTTAGGTCCTTTCTCTCTTGATCGGTTATTTTAGCTTTTTGTCCGGTTATGTTTTCAAAGAAGGTTTGTCTTCTTGCGTCGCTTGCCTCTTGCTGTAATTGTGTTTGTAACTGCTGGGTTAATATAAACAACTCTATTTGTTGATTCTCAAGAATTATCTTCTTCTTGTCTAAAATCTCATTGAGTTTTTCGTTTTGCCCATCATATATATCAAGCATCCCGTCAAGAAGTGCTATCTGAGATTCTATTACCGAAAGCCCTGACTTAGTTAAATCAACTTGGTCCTCTATTTTTCTACTAACACCAGTAATTAACTTCTCTATATCCTGCCAATAAGCAACTATAAGCCCCAAAGCAACAACAAAAGCCCCTATTCCTGTGGCTATTAAAGCCGTCTTTGAAGCTCTTAATCCAGTATTAACCTTTGCTATACCAGAGCCAACATCAAAAACCTTTGAAGCCCATCCGTCAGTAACCTTGTCAAGCTCATTTAATATAGGTTTTGCCCCTCTTCCTAGCTTATCAATAGAATCATTTACATCATTAGCTCCTTTATTTACAACTTGAAAGTCAGCTCCTAATTCATTTAGACCCTGTTCTAATTGGCCTAACTCTTCGTCTTCAACTTTTATCTTAAGTACTACAGTTTGCATTTTCTTTTTCTTTTATTCTTCCTCCAAGCTGTTTTAAAGTTTGTAGCAAGCTCGTTTTTTCCTTTTGCTATTTCAATCTCATTACTCATCGAATACCATTCATCCATTTGCAGCATATCTAATACAATTCCTATCATAAGTTACCTCCTCCTCCTTGTGAGCATAGGAACACATCTTCAACAATTCCATTATCTGAAATTCTTATTGAAAGGTTATTCGCTATTTTATAATAATTTCTTTGTCCTTGAAAAACTGAAACACCCTGACTTCCTAGATATACAATATCTCCCAGCGTTGGAGTGTTTTGAACTCCCTGCCAGTATAAGGTGTTTGTTAATGCCAACCCACAGCTTCCATTTGCCGTCACACTGCCCAATGCACTTATATTAAAACTCCTAATTGGTGTTCCCGTTTCTTCTTCTGGCGGTTCGTTTTCAGCATCATCCCCTCCATTATCTTCCTGCTCTTGATTAGTGCTTTCGTCTACTATGTTGTAAATGTCATTAAGTAGAGTAAAATTTCCCTCTCCGCTTGTTACATCTAAGCTGTAGTTATTAATTATGTATCTCCTCCCGTCAATAACAAACCTATCATTTAGCAGAAACCTTCTCATGAGCCACAAGGGAAGTACTATTTTTTGAATGAACATCCTTCTTTTTTGGCTAAAGCTGTCAGTTATATAGTCTCTATAGTACAACTCAAATGCGCTATTAGTTATCGTGGCTCCGTTATGCTCGTTTATTTCAGACCCAAACGTAGTGCTGTATTTTTCAGTTGTCCCGGTTTCATGAGAAGGCATCCATAGATTACCAGACAATTCTTCTTTAGCCCCTGTGTCATTTATGAACCCAACCCTATTCTCAGACACATTTACAGCTTGTAAGTAGAATATATGACCATCTGGGACAGTTTCTCCTAGAGAATCCGTTAAACTAAGCCCATACACAATATTGGTCTCTTCTCCGTCTTGCAAGTCTAGTAGCTTTTCATAAACCATTTGCTCAAAGCTTATATCTATCTCAAACTCACCGCCATCTAAAGTTTGCCCAGACGCATCCCTAAGCTTTGTCTCCAGGTCCCCATATCCGACGTTATTAAAATCCTCAAATTGGTCGGCTAGAATTGTTTTAGGACTCGCAAACTTAAATCCTATTTCCCTGTAAATCTCAGGTCTGTTTATAGTGGCCTCTCGGTTATCAACATAAGCACTTACATCATATATTTTGCCTTCCTCATACCACTCATCTAACTGCTTAACCTGAAAATCAACATTACTATTAGGTATTATTGTTAGGTTGTAAAATTGAAACAAGCTTTTAATGAAGTCAAATATCTTCATTGACGGCATAAAGTCTCTTATACTTGCTGTAACGGTTTCTATATTAATATCCGTTTGTCTATTAACAAAGCATACCGTGTCGTCACTAAGCTCTTTTACCCTCATGTTTATAGACTCGATTGTTTTTCCTGCACTAGCGATGAATCTAACGTAAAATTGGCTGCCCCTCTCTACTCCACCAGGTAAAAAAACATCTATATCAATATCTCCGCTTCCTGACTTTTCCGCGAGGACGTTATCATTGTTCATAACCTGAACAGTATACGCTTTGTCATCGTTTGAATCTACCCGCACCTCAATATCTCTCATAAAAGTGGTGCCACGATCACTAACAACATAAGCCCCAGTATCATTATTGAAGTTCCCCTTGTCTAATTGGGCAACGGCAACACTATCATAATCTGTTGCCCTTATCGTATTACGAAGTGTATCTCTTGTGTCCGAGTTGGCCAACCAAAGCATGAGAAGGTCCACCTGTGGTTTACCTAAGAAATCTCTACTAAAGGTTAGCCCATATCGTTCCTCTATAGCCTCAATAATCATAATTACCTTTATAGCGGGCCTTAAACTTGTCCATGTTATTCCATGAACACTGGAGCTCCCATTAAAGGCTATGTTTGAAAGCCTGTCTTGTTCTGTAGTATCGCTTGGGTTAGAATTATAAAACCATTGTTTGTCTGTGCTTATTAACGGAAAAACTAAGTTCCCGCCAAAAAGCCCGGTAGTTATCCCTGCTTTTATATTATCAGAACTGTAGGTAAAGTCGAATTGAGAGAAATCTAACGCGCTCAGGTAGTCATCCCCTATCGTCTCTTTTAAATCAGCTAGATTACCTATGAACGTTATTCTGTAGAAATCTGGGTTTTTATTTCTCATCTTAACCCCTTCTAACCTAATTGTCCCCACTTTAAAAGAGAGGCTTTGAACCCAAATGAAAGCCTTATGTCTTATTCTAGCGTCAAAGCCGTTCTCTATATCGGAATTGTAAAAGTGTGAGAAAATACGATTATTGTTAGCAGAAGCCGGGACAGTGAAAGTCTGGCTAAATTCATTGAATATCTTGCTGATATCTCTAATATTCTGAACCGACCCCTCGATGTTTATAGCCTCATCGTCGAAAGTATCTATCCTTTGACCCTCAATAAATATTTCAACTCTAAACATTGTTAATTACGTTGTTTGCATATTCAAATGAAATACTGTAGCTAATAAGCTTGTCTACTACTCTGGTTTTGTATTCAAGAGAGGAAGTGTCTACATTTATAGGCCTAGTCACATTCCCGCTTCTAATCCACGCAACCTCACTAAGCATTAGCTGTTCTATAGTCTGGTTGTAGTCTTCGTTTAAAAAGTCCGTTTCAATCATAATCTTTTTAGACCCTATTTTTTGATATTGTCTTTTTTGATGTCTATGTACATTAAAACTTGTTCCGTCAGTATAAGAATTATTAAACATCTTCTTCTCAACAGAAATCATTTCTTTAGATATGGCCCTAAAGTCTATAGACTCAACAACTCCAAACTTATTTATAAATTGTATCTCCTTTACCGGGTACTTGCATGCAATTTCTTTTTCAATAAACAACTCATCCCCATTTAGTTCAACGGTTATATCACCTGTATAATCCGCAGCCCGTATTATTAAGTACTGTAAAGAGTCATAAGGAGGTGATTGTATTGTTAAAGAAACAGGATTACCGTTAACTCTTAAGGTATCAGAGGCACTAGCCCAAAAAGGCACTAGAAAATATCCATTTTCAGAAACTTTATAAGACCTATGGCTTAATAAAAAACCACTAGAAGCCATAAAGTTTTGCCCTTCTTCAAATAAAGAATACCCATCTAAACAAAGCTCTGTGCTCTCGACATCCGGTATTCCTGAATTGATGCTATCGTTTTCGCTTATATTGGTTGTTAACCGCAACACCTCCCTGTCTCTTCCCCTCATAACACCTGGACTTTGTAGTTGAGCTAACAGTATAGGCGAATGAACAAAGAAGTCTCTTACTATCGGGGATATATCAGCCCATAAGTTTGTAAAATCATCAGATGGAACTTGCTTTAATATATCTTCTTCAGTTATTAAATCAGCCCCATTCGATTCCCTAGACTCAATTTTAAGGTTCCAGTTTATAGACAAAGTAAAATTGTTAGAAAATACTTTGTTTGAATAATATGGAGATCTAGTTAGTATAGGCATTATTTTGAGTTTAACGTTATTTGCATTAGTCTTTCTACATCAAGAGCATAAGCATTTACTATGTCTTGAGGAAGCTGCTCAAATGCTTCCTCCCAAGCTTCTGTAAAAAACAACTTAGGCTTTATACCTTGCTGAAATATATGTTTAGCTAGAGCAAAATTCAAACTCTTTCTGCTTGTAAATTGCCCTCTTTCATTTCTTCCTGCCAGACCTCTTCTAACAACCCACTTGTCAAATGAGGATGGAGGAGGCATTTTATCTCTGTACGCATAAGGGGTATTGTACTTCTTCTTCGTTCCGCTTACACCTTTATCTTGAAACTCCCCATAATCCTCCATCGAAAACTCTAACGCAAAAGAGCTTCTAAAAACATCAACCTGACCCTCTATTGATTTAGCTAGTCTTCTTGATGAATTATGCTGAAGGAGGTTTGTTCTTGCAGAAGCAACAACCCTATCAATAAAAAGATTTAACTCTCTTTCAACATGTTCTTTTTCAATTAGCATGCGCTTACCTCTTCTACTGGTACCCCAATTTCAATATTCATTTCCCAGCCATCCAATAGATTTTTAAAAGCATACAAAACAGGGTCTATTGACGGCTCCCCTATGACCCAGAAATCATCATCTTCGGTAAACTGACTTAACTGTGCGTATATCCTCCATAGAACATATAGCATTGCGTTTAAATTGTCGTCTTCATTGTCTTGCTCTCTAAACTTATCTGTTTCAGGAACATTATCCTTGTCTCTTATTGATAAAGCATTTATTGAAAACCTTAATTTAATACACTTTCTATTAAAAGTGCTAGGCGTTGCCGTTATATGGACCAAAGGAAATACATCAGCCTTTCTGTCGTCTATCTCATCAACAAGCCCCTTAGTAACCGTGTTAACATCGGGGTCTGCAATAGCAAGCTCTCTAATCTTATCAATAATTTTATAGTATGCGTTCATTTTTCTCTCATGTTAGCTATAACTGTTTCGTTGTATTCTTTGTGGAAGGCAAGGAAAACGAGTGCTTCCCCCAGCTTAGTTCGAGAAGCATTTCTAATTTTAAACATGTCTCCTCCAGCAATTGTGTATAGGTGCTGATACCAACCCCATTTTTCTCCAAAAGCGTTACCACTTCCATCTGATTCGTCTTCTTCGTTTCCCTTAACTTTTCTTGTAAAAAGCTCGGGGTAATTCTCAATAATTGTTTGCTTAAAGCGTAAAAAAAAACAATGGCTCCCTTTGCTACAGATAGAGGTGCTTTCTTCATAATCTCCGCTGTTCCGCCTGTACCCTCGTAATCTACTATGTTATAGCTTGTCTTATGCTTTTTCTTTACTTTTCTATATAATACCGCCATAGCTTTATGAAGATTGCCCCAGTCCCCTAGGTAATCATCTAAATCAGCATATTCACCCGTGGTTATATCGTTTAGATTTGGTATAAACCCATACTCTACTCCATCAAGCTTAAACCTAGTTACATGCTCGCTCTCCTTTTCAAGTACTGAATATATTGATGCGCTTATCTGGAGAAAGTCCCTTCTCTTCATCTTATGAACAAGCAAGTGAGGTACATTGCAAAATATCTCAATGATTTTTTCCCTAAGAAAATTATCATTTGTATTAGAAATATCAAGGTCCTTCCATCTTTGGTACTGACCTACGGTTATTTCTTCCTGATTTGTTGGAACATTTAAGCTTATCTCCATATCTTATTAACGCTAAAAGTTATTTTGTTTATTATCTAACATCGTATTTCCCGATTCCTTTTTTAAGCTTTGTGACAGCACAGTATCTTATAGCGTCCATGCTGTGGTTGAAATTATCCATTGGCTCGTTAGTAGTGTCTCCTTGTTTGTTTTCTTTCCATTTATAATTTCTAAGCTCTTTTTTTGTATTGTGACTTCTCTTGGTAACATAAAATACAGGTAGTTCTTGTATTAACTCTATGCCGTAATTTACAGAGTCCCTGCCTCCGGTTGCACTATTAACACTTATACCATATCTCCTTAGTTCATCCCTAGTGTCTGGCCTAGAGGGGTCACAATAAATATTTCTTACAAATTCTTGTTTAGAATATTTAGCTATGTTGCTTAAAGACAACCCTGTTTGATATGCCACCTCGTCAAATATTATGTTCCCATTGTATTCAAACATATCTATAATCGTGGTAGGGTCGTTTGTATAACCGAAATCCATACCTGAGCATAAATACTTAGCTGTAGGCGGAACTCTATGGCATTCCCTCCAATTGTTAAACACAACTCCTTCAAGCCTTCCGATAAGACCTAAGCCATAAACTCTCCACTTATTGGCCCAGTATGAATTCTTTATGTTTGTAGGCTTAAAAAGCTCTTCTCCTAAAAGGGTGGTATCATAGAAGCCCCTATCTAAGTATCTTAGAATAGCCTTTACTTCCGTTTCAGGTAAAAATTGATTGTCTTGAAAGGTTAGGGTCAAGGTTTCACAATCATCGTCAGGTATTATCTCCTCATCAAACCAAAAAGAAGTATCTGGGTTGTAATCTGCATAAGTAATCTTTGCTCTTGATTGTAGCTGAGTAAAAGTATCTAAGGTTATCCCTCCCCGGTTTAGCTCATTGAAGTAAATAATATCCCTCCTGAATCCCTTACCAACGTCTACCTTATCAAGACCGGCGAACTCAAGATATCCTCCATTATTAGGAAAGTGGTACATATTTTCACCCGCCCTCCAGTTCCTTTCGTTCCACATCTTATTCTTCTTCATTATATCGAAGAAGTCTCTCATAGCGGTTTTCCTGAGCTTTGTAAGTTCCGATTGAAATATAGTGCATTTAAGCGGTGCTAATTGAGCAGAACCCATCATAAGCATTTCTATAGAAATAGTCTTACCCGCACCCTGTCCGCCTCTTACGGCTCTAATCGGTTTTGTCATCCCCTGTATCTTCTTCAGGGCTTGAGTTGGCTTGTACATTTGACTTAGGCATTAAAATTGGAACATTAGGGAATAATACATTTGGCTGAATATTCTTTCCATCCGTATCGCCAATCTTGAGGAGCTGCGCCTCTCCATATTTTTTAGGCTTCTTCTTCCCCGCTATCCACATCAATCCATTCATAGCAACCCGTCCAGCTTGGTAGTCTGTTATTCCGTCTAAGACATCGTGACATATATCCTGTATTTTATCAAAATCAGCTTCGGCACTCTCTCCTTTAGCGCGCGTATAGTTGTTAAGGAATGCTTTGTCGTATTTATTACTTTCCTCATTAAGCCAAGTATAGATTGTAGGGATGCTGGGCAGTTCAGGGTTTTCCCTTTTAACTTTGCTTAGGCTTTTCCCTAATACAATTTGCTCAATTATTAAGTCTTTTGCTTCTTGTGTGTCCATATTATTTTATTAGATAAAAAAGCCCCATTCATTTCTGAGTAGGGCTTTCCTCATTATTCAACTAAAAATACAAACTATTACTCTTTAGCTTCTTTCCCCGGCTTGACAACTTTTAAAGTGTCTCCGGTTTCAACTTCCTTAACTTCCGTAGGAGAAAGGACATCTACTCTTTTTCCATCAATAACGAGTCTTGCGCCTTTTCGCAACTCTCCTGAATACTTGATTGTTTTAACTTTTGCCATTTTTACTCTTTTTTAATTTATCATTCATTAATTTATAAACTTGATCTATCCTAGAGATATATCCTTGCCATACCAACCCAGAGCATGAGTTACACCCCTTAATATTTGTTCCTAACACCGAGTTGTATAAGGAAATTACAAAGGATTGCTGTTCGAGGTTTAACTTCTTAAGCTTCTTTCTCTTGAAAGCTGCCCATGCCTTGAACTGCTCTTCATTCATGCACCCTTTCTTGGTGTTTACATAAGGAAACTTGACGTTTTTGTTAAGCCATTCTTGCCTTTCTTTACATCCGCAATCTTCCCCAGCTATAGCCTTGATTGCGCTTTTAACCGCTTTAGGGATTGCCTTCTCAACCTTGTCTCCAAACCCGCCTGAAGTGTCTTCTAAGTCTACAACACCATCTTCGGCGCCTTTAGCTTCTTTAGTATCTTCAGCGTTGACGCTTACTACTTCTTTGTTTTTATTTAAATCAGTTACATCGTTGCTTTCGTCGCCTT